ACGCAAAAACGACTCTAGTATCTTTGATATACCCTTTGCATCAAATATTGTTTGGAGATGAAAAATTTATTTTGCTTATATCGGAATCAGAAACGCAGTCTAAATACTTATTAGAAGCTATTGGAAACGAAATAGAATATAATAAAAAAATACACGAATATTTTGGTAATCGTATGGGGCCAACGTGGGGCAAGGAAGAAAAAGAAGTTATAACAAGTTTTGACGAAAACGGCGAAGCTGTTGGTATGTGTAAAGTTTTAATTAGAGGTACAGGTCAAAAAGTTAGGGGTTTGAAATATGGTGCATATAGACCTACATTAACTATCATTGATGATGGTGAAGGTGAAGCAAACACCCTTACTGAGATGTCAAGAGATAAGTTTAAACGATGGTTTAATGCTGCCGTTATTCCGGGCTCTACCGACGCTAAACTTTGTTTTATTGGAACTATTGTTGACGATAATTCTTATTTAAATAAGATTGCTGGGAGACGCTCTTATAATAAACTTGGCGAGAGAATTGTCAAAGGATGGAAATCGCTTTTTTATCAGGCCATTCCACAAAATGTGGAGAATGGACAATTCATTGCCTCCGGAAAAGAGTTTCGCAGCAATAAACAAGTAAAAGTATTATGGAAGGAGCATAGACCTTATAAGTGGCTAAAGGCAGAAAGAGACAGATTGAAGTCTGAAGGCCACGTTTCGTTTTTTTATCAGGAATACCAAAACATTCCGATGGACGACTCATTTCGTATATTTAAAGAATCAGATATACAATATTGGGACGGATATTATTCAAGCGATGCAGGTCAATCTTATGTTACGAAAATCACTGAAGAAGGCGAAGAAAGAGTTCCTGTTAACATTTTTATGGGTGTTGACCCAGCTTCCTCGGAAAGTGTCAAAGCTGACTATACGGTCATAATGGTTATAGCGGTAGATCCCGATTTTAATATATATGTTGTAGATTATTTCAGAGGTCAAATATCTCCTATGGATGGAGCTGACCGCATATTTGCTATGGCTGATATGTATTCTCCTAAAGACATAAAGATTGAGGAGACAGGTCACGTTATGTTAGCAGATTATATTCAGCGAACTTCCAAGGAAACAGGAAGGTTTTTAAATATTAATGGCAAGAAGGCTATTAAGAACAAATATTACAGAATTAAGCAAATGCAGCCGTATTTTGCATCAAAAGCCATATTTCTTAAAGAAACCCATTTTGATTTAATAGATGAATTGTTGCAATTTAAAGAGGTTGGTTCGTTTAAAAAAGATACACTTGACGCGCTAAGATGGGCACTTGATGATATGTGGAAGCCAAATCTTAAATACAAAAATAAGATGTGGTTGGAACCTGAAACTGATAAAATAAAGGCTGACTGGGAAACTGGTCAGGTATTCTATAGCTAATGGCAATAAGTATAAAAAAATTAGATTTACCGGAAATAGATTTCACAGAAGTATGGAATCAATATCATTTATTTGAATCTTCAGGAGAAGAGTGGCGCTATCAAATGGCAGAAGATGAAGATTTTTTCTTAGGCAATCAATTAACCGACTCGCAAAAAGAATATTTAGAATCTGTGGGACAGCCGCCCGAGGCTAATAATAAAATTAGGCCGGCTGTTGAAACTGTGTTGGCAAACATAGCGGCGGCGTCCCCTGAATGGGATGTTAGACCTATTGGTAAAACTGACAACGATATGGCTTATGTTTGCAATCAAATGCTTGATATGGTATGGAGAGAGTCTGATGGAGATATTCAGTTTAGAAAAGCGTGTAAAGATTTTATTATAAAAGGATTAGCTTATTTTTATGTGTATCCTGATTGGAACGCAGATGGAGGTTTAGGAGGTGTAAGGTTTAAAAGAATAAGCCCTGAATCTGTATTTGTAGACCCAAATTCTATGTTGCCTGATTTTTCTGATGCGTCGTCTATTTTGTTTTCTGATTTACATACAAAAGAAGCATTAAAAGCTGTTTTTCCACAATACGAACAACAAATAGAAGATGCTAGAGAAGATGAAGAATTAAACGAAGTAGGTTCAGGAAAATATTCACGCGATCAAATTATTACGCGCGATGATGTAAGCAAAGACCATCAAAGAATGGTTAGAAAATATATACACTTTTCAAAAGTAAATGTTCCAAAAGTTTTGGTAACAGATATGAACACAGGCAAATCTAAAAAATTTGACAAAGAAGCATATAAAGATTTAATAGAAGATGAGCGCTATCAAGCGTTAGTAGAGCAAAATGTAATTTTAGAAGAACTTGTATACGACCAAAAAATTAGAGAAGTTGCTTTGTTTGGTGACCAGCTTATATACGATGAAGTCTTACCTATATCAAAATACCCTGTAGTGCCTGCGTGTAATGAGCACACATCTACTCCGTATCCCTCAGGAGATGTGCGACACGCAAAATCACCACAACGAATGTTAAACAGAACAGAAGCATTATTAATATCACATACCAGTGCCACAACTAATTTTAAACTACTTTATGAGGACGGAGCGCTCGACCCAGGTGAAGTTAATAAATGGCACATACCTAATGCGCTCATTCGGGTTAATCCGGGTGCTTTGAGGGAGCAGAAGATTAAAGAGTTTGCTCCGCCCTCTATCAGTTCGCAGTTATATAGTGAGAAAGCTCGCTATGAGCTAGACATTGAGCAAGTGTTTGGTGCGTATAAATATTTACAAGGCTCAGCTTCAGACGCTCCGGGATCTGTTGGTGAAGCTGCAATTGTTGATGAAGCAGTTGCAAGAAAACAAAACTGGAAAATACTTCCTGTGTATGATATGTTGACAAGAAGCGCTGATGTTGTGCAGCAATGGATGCCAAACGTATATACAACACAACGAGTGTTGCGTGTTGTTAATCCTGATGGTAATGAGCAAGAATTAATGCTAAACGAACCTGTTATTGACGACAAATCAGGTGCAGTTATTAAAATGTACGATATGGAAAGCGCAAAGATAGATGTTAAAGTAGTTATTGGCAGTACAAGAGCTAAATCACCAGCAGCAGATTTACAAAGAGATTTAGCATTGCTAAATGCAGGCATATACGACAAAACACAAGTTATTATGAATATGCAAGGAGATATTGACAAGTCAGCACTAATACAACGCAACAGCGAAATACAGCAATTGCGCGGTATGGTAGAGCAAATGGATGCTGAGCTAAAACAAATGCGCGGAGATATGCAGACACGCGAAAGAGAAATCTTCCACGCAAATATGAGAGCAGAAATTGCTGAGGCTACAAAACCAGTACAACAAGCACTCAGCAATGTTAAGGCAAACGCAAAACTTGAAGAAGCGAGACAGCGTGACGTATCAAAAAAGGCTAAACAAGATGCGTCTACTGGTCTAAACGCGATTAACTCTGAAACAGCGGCTCCTATACTTGGATAACCGCATAAAAACAGGAGCATCGAATGGCTAATGAACAAGCACAGAAAACTGACAACGTAGTTGGGGATAACCCTAAAGGCGACTTTATGTTAGATACCTTAGAGGAATTTAACAAAGGTGTACCACAGGGCTCTTCTGATGAAAATCAAACTGACGTTGAGGTTTCTGAGGAAAAAAGTGCCAACTCTGAAGTACAAATGACAGAAGCAGAAGCAAGAACTTGGTTAATTGAGAACAAATTCCCCGATAACGAGGAAGGACGTGCTAAATTAGCAGAATCTTACAAAAAGCTTCAAAGCGAGAAAGATAAAATGTCAAATGATTATCAAAGCAAAGAAGAAAAATACAAGCAATTAAATAGCTTGGATACTTTTTTGCGTGAAAATCCTGAGGTTGTATCTAGAATGCGTAACGAAATTCAAAAGGTTAACAACGCGAATGTAGCGCCTGAGAAACCCGAAGATTATGACCCTTACGAGGAAAATGTCCCCGGTTCTTCTTCTCAGCAATGGCGTGAAGCGCACGATCAATATCTTATCACAATGGGCTCTGAAGGTGCAAAGCAGGAACTGAATAAGTTCAGGCAAGAGCTTCAAGCTGAAAAAGCAACCCAGGCTGAAGTAGATACATTGCATAACCTTGGATTAAGTAACGAAGAAATACAGGAATACAGGGACTTTATTAATGACCCTAGCGTAGTTACTCCTGAAAATCTCGTTAATATTTGGAGATATATGAGTGGCAAAAGGAATAACGAAACTGCATCTACAAATCCCAAAAACTCTGATTCTCAAGGCTCGACTGGTCGAACGAGCATCGCGAGTGTAAGCGGAGTTACGCCTTCTCCGAGAAAATCGTCAGATAAACAGAAAGACGAGTTTTTTGATGGACTTATGCAGTTTTCTAATAATTACTCCAATCTGAAAGGTAAGTAATACAAATGGCTAATACTTCATACGGAACTGGAACCGCTTTGCAATTCAGCGATGGAACGCAAAGACAGGTTTTAGAACTCGGAAGTAAGATTCACTATTACAACCCTGATGTAACACCAATCTTCTCATTATTCGGAATGAGCAGTGTGGCAACACCTGTTCCTATTTTTGAATGGATGGAAGATGAGCATATGATAAAGCGTAGCGTAAAAGTAAGCTTTGCTGGTGGAAGTGCTGGAGCAGACTCGGGTACTACAGTTCTTTCTGACACCGTAACAAGTGGCGTCAATGGAGAGAACGCTGTTATCAATTTCCCAAAACAAGCTCAAGTTGAGATGTTTGAAGTTGGTGGAATTTACAGTGCTAGTTTATCCGGTTCGGCTTCTATGGCAACGGACGTAACTCACTTAATCTGTATTGCTATTGGTAAAGATGTTAATGTAACATCACCTAGCGACAGGTCAGTGCAGTTTGTTGGTGCACACGCACACTCATCATTAAACGCTTATAACACAGAAGCAATTGCTGGTGGCACAGATATTATCGGCTTTAACACCGATTCTACTTTGACACTAACTTATGTTGCTACTGCTGGACAGCTTTATGACGCTGGTACAGCTGTATCATACTATGGTTACCAAACTCACAGTGGAAGTAACGGCTTTGGCGAAGTAAACTTTGCTGATGCTGATTATTTTATGGTTGAGGGTGGCCCTGGTCAATATGCTGAAGGTGCTGGTGTTGGTTTAGAAACACGAAAAAAAGTACGCAGACTTAAGAACTGTACACAGATTTTCCGTGAACCTTATACTATCACTGGTACAGCAGACGCTTCCAAACATTATGGCGGCTCAGAACTTGCGCGCTTACAAGCTCGTAAGCTTGCTAAAATTAAAGTAGATTGTGAAAATGCTATCTTAACTCAAGGTAACATTTCACTTGACGCTACTTCTGAAAACCCAAAAAGAACCTTCGCAGGTTTTGGTATTGGGCAATCAGCAAGCACAGGTTTTGTTCAGTCACTTGATGGACGCGGAGATACCAATATGCAGCTAACTTATTCATCCGGAACGATGAATGATATGGATGATGTATGTGAATATATCTTCCACGATATGGTTGCTGGATCTATGCGTAAGACAGTGTTTGCATCAAACAAATGGCTAAAGAAGATGTCCTCTATGGTTCGTATGGGTACTGGTGCTG